TTTTTTGTTTATTTTTAATAGAATTTTTTCTAACCGTTACATTGATCTTTACGTTTGATTGGCTAGTTCTTAGTCCAGTTATATCTAAAGTCGTTGAATTTGCTGATAATCCTACTTTATCTGCAGTTAGTTGGTCTATAGTGCCATCTTCATAGAAAACTGAATATCTTTCAGAATCATATGGTTCAAAAAATGCACTTGTAATCCCAACATCTGATAGTGTAATCGAAACACTACCAACATTACTTGTTGATTTTGTAACCTGTCTATTTACAGTAAGATCTGAAGATGCTAGATTTACATCAGATATATTTTTTGAATTTAATTTTGCATATAAAAACGCTCTTTCTTCATTTTGAATGCTAGGAACACCTAAAGAGAATGTTGCAGATACTGAAGATGTTGGAAGTTGTCCATCGCAAATTCCAGCCACTGTAGCAACCCCTACCAAGGTCATTGTAAGACCATCAGAAGAAACTGAAGAAACTCTGTTATAAGTTTCAGTTGTAAATCCGGTTCTTTGATATCTAATAATCGTATCAGTTTTTACACCTACAAAGTTTTTTCCAGCACAAGTAGCGACTCCTGCACTAATTGATAATGTATCTGTAGAACTAAAGTTTAATGCAGTTCTACTTTGGAGAACTGTATCTGCAATAAATGAAGTTGTTAGTCCTGCTACATTTTTATCTTGATATACTGATTTTATGTCTTGAGCGCCATATATTTTTATTTCAGAAACTGCTCTAGAATGTTCAGTCTTTCCATTAATTGATATTGGTTCTCCAACACTGAAAGATCCTGAAGTTTGTTGAATATTTATTTTTGATCCAAAAGGAGATCCTATAACATATCCAGATGCTCCACTATTTAAACCTTTAATATATGAAGTTTCTGGACACTGTATTGATGATAAACTTTGATTTAAAGTTAAAGTTGTATAGGTTTGTATATCATAAAGATATAGATCCCAGGAAGTTCCTGAATTTGCATATGGAGCGTCACTAACTCCAAATGAATAAACTCTTGCTGTTCCAATTGTAACTCCTGCACCAACAATCGTAGAATCTTTTCTTCTACTATTCAGTAATATTGAAAAATTATTATCGATCCCAATAGCTGGAGTTCCACTTACATTACTTACTTTTAATAGATTTCCCATTTCAAATGGGATTGAAGAACTTGAAACAGTTGCAGTATCTCTTGATTTTTCTAGATCAATTATAGTTGTAGAAGATTTTTCAACATCAAATCCTCTAACGTATGCTTTTCCTGGAGAGACTTTTACTGCTAAAAGACTTTCCGATGGGTTATTTCCTTGTTCAGTCTTTTGCGTTGAATAAAAAACTCCATCAGAGTTTACACGATCATTCAGTGAATCTGAAATATCAACGCTAAATGGATCAACAGAATAATTTCCAGATTCTTCATATGTACGTTTTGCAAAATATTCTTTTATCAGAGAATATGTGTTAGAATCTTGTATTTTTTTTACAACTCCATCTTTAACCCTTAAAATTTCAACAAAGTTTTTATCATCAGTATCTGTTAATCTTTTTTTAGTAAGGGTTGCGCTAATTTTTAATCTATCTGCACCAGGGGCTGCATAATTTGAAAACCCAGAAGCATTATCATATAAACTATTATCTTCTTTAGCATCAACTAGAGTTTCATCAACAAAGAGACCAACTCTGTATGATGGAGTATTTGTATATTGATCTAAAATTAAAGTGTTATCTTGAACATTGACAAAATGTCCTCTAATAAAGTAAACCCCTTTTGAAATTGAAACTGAAGAACCTATTAAAGACGCATTTAAATTAATCAACGTTGCAAAAGTATTACCTGATGCTATAGTTGTATTTCCATAAGTTATTGATTCTTCTAAAATTAGAGTTTCACCATCTCTAAATTGGGTGATTTCAAAATCTGAATCTGATGAGGTGTATTTTACATAAAGAGTGTAATCACCGGTTTCAGAAACTTTTACAGTTTCATTAACATTAACTTCTACTTCTGTATTTGTTAATACATTTTGAACAATTGCCGATAATTGAGAACTTTGTCCTCGTATTCTTTTTCCTACTAGTTGATTTAAATATAAACCAACGCTTAATCCAACGTGAGTGGGATTGATTTTAACCGCATAATATTTTGAATTATATGTAACATTTCCTGGAACTACTACAGATCCATCTTTAAAAATATGGCTACCAAATGATTGAATTTGGTTTTGTAGTATTGATTGTAGAGTTGTTAACTCCCTAGATTGAACTGGAAATCCTGGTTTAAAGAGGACACGATAAAAGTTTTTATTTGGATCAAAATCATCAAAATATGGTAGTACGTTAAGATTTGTTTTTTGTGACATTTTTAGAATTCCAGTATGATTTTAATATCCTCTTTTTGTCTGGGGTTTCTAGAAACACGAGGTCTATTATCAAGATAAATTATCTCCCCCGATCCTTTATTTATCTCTGGATTTGCAACCCCATTTGTAAATTCTGTTGCCAAATTAACTCTTTTTGTTGAAGTTACTGATGTTGTAATTCCAGTAAAGGTAGAATCAATAGCACCACTAAAATTATTAGAGGAAGTTATCGTTCCACCACTAATACTAAAATCAATTTTTGTTGCCTCACTAATTATGTTTCTGGAATCTTTTTGATCATTAGATATTACGTTATAATATAACGATCTATCTTGGAAATATTTTAAAACTCTAGTTTCCGTATCAAAAGATGCAATGTATCCAGTTGCAGTTCCAACACCGGTAATAGTTTGGTAAACTCTAATACCCGGAGTAGCATCTGATGGATTTGAAACTCCAGTTAACTTTAATGCCCCTAAATTAGAAAATTGACTCTCTGAAAAAATAGAACTTGCAGATCCTATTCTGGTTGGATTTTTAATTATTCCAATTTGAGCAAATCTTGTATCTAAAGGAAAATCTTTAGTTGAGTCATCAAAACGAGAATAAATTAAAACTTTATCAGTTCCTAATTCCGTATATAAGTCATATCCATGTCCTCTTGATGGTGGTATAATTGGAACTAATTCTGCAAATTGAGTTGCTCCACTATTAATAGATGATAAATCTACTCTTCCATATGAATAATTTTTTCCGCCAGAAGAAACAGTAGCACTTTCAATCTTACCACCAACTACATTAACAACGACTTTCCCCCCTTCACCATCCCCCAATACATCTAACTCCGCATCTGTTGTATTATACCCTGCTCCTTGATTTTGAACATATATCTTTTTGATTTGATTTTCATTAATTAAAGAGTCTCCATTCTCTCTAATGGATTGAATTTGAGAATTTGTTGTTGTCGTCCAATTATTTGGAACTGGAATATATTCAATAGAATCAAATTTGATAATGTCGCTAGGAGAAACTGTAAATAAGTATTTCCAGATATATCCGTCACCGCTTTCTCCAGCTCTAGATGGTTCTAAATCTACAAAAGTTGGTTCATCTTGAGAAAAATTTCCTAGAGTATTTGTTATAGATGCTCCATTATCGACACAAATGTAAACTCTATAATCACTATTTAAAACATAATAGTTTGCATCATATAATCTAGTAGAATTTGTTTGGGGAGATGGATTTGATACGCTATAATCATGGCGATACATTTCATAGATTGTACCTTGCTTCCAATCAACTCTTTTTATTAATCTTCTCACATCGTTACTAGTGATTTTTTTACCAAAAATCATAGTGTCTTTTACATGAGACAAATAATTCAAATTATCGATAGGTGCTGGGATATTATTATCCCAATTATCAGATCTACCAAATCCAACAGATGATGGGTTTGGTAAACTTAAAAATACATAATAAGAATTATTAGAATCACTAACAGAGTCTACAAAATTACTCGCGTTTAATATCCTAAATTGATCGGTTACAATTGCAGCCATATTATTAGCTTTTTTCTATATTTATAACTTATGCACCCAGGTCTTTTCGTATTGCACCACTATCTCTAAGACCATATTCACGTCTTTGCATCGTTGCAAAAGTTGAAAGACCGGGACTCACTGTAAATCCAGTAACAGCTATTGATATTGGATTATTAGATCTAGTAAAACCACTGAGTCTTCCCCAAGAAAATCTTCCAGAGAAATAATTTGGCATAGTATGAACTCCACTTACATTTGTAGTTGAAAGTATATTCGTAGTTATGATACCTACCAAGTTATCTCTTGATATTGAGTGTATGTAGTAAATGTTGTCTAAAAATGTTGATCCAATGCCAACAGTGGCAGTATCTCCACCATCTATAGAAGTTGCACCATGACCAACAGTTGTTTCAGAAACATATATTGGATATCCCACGATCAAGTCATTGATTGCTGACGAAGAATCGTATGCAACATAGAAAGTCAATGCTAATGGATTTCCCCCTATACCTGTATTTGTTGATATGCCTGTTATTATGCCACTAAATCCTTGAATAAATTGAATGTTAGTTATTAACTCGTAAGAAAGATCTGGAAGCGGTGATATTACAAGCGGTGGAGTTGTTGAAGTATATCCAGCTCCAGATAGTGCAATCGAAGTTAGTGTTACAATTCCTGCGGAAGAAACACTAGCTGTTGCTGTCGCTCTAGATTGATTTTGATATCTACCAAAATTAAATGCTTTTGTTAGAGATGTTGCATTAAATGCAGATTTATTAAGTAGAACTGATCCGCCACTTCCAGAAGAAATTCCACTTACTGTAAATGTTGTATCTAAAATGTTAGGTATCGCTTTTAAGGATTGACCAATTTTAACTAAAGATGTATCAATTCCAACAATAATGTCGGAACCTATGCCCAAAATACCTGGTCTATTTTTAACTTCAGATTTGAAAACAGTGCCAATTCCACCAATTGGTTCTGATATTTTTAAAGTTATTGTGGAGTTTGGTGTATATCCAGATCCACCATCAGTAATAGTTATTGAAGATATTGTCCCTGCAGTTGAAACATTAGCAGTAAACGCTGCAGATACTGGATCATTCCCAGAATTAACTAAAAGACCAGAGAATTTCGAAATTTCAATTGAAGATTCATTTTCTTCGTAATTGAAAAATTGAGCATCATCTAAGAAAATTTCAGTATCTGTTTGACCAAGGTTCTTTATAACTTTTGATGTTGGGAATATCATCCCCTCAATAGAATCTCTAATTTTATATTCTGGATTTTCGTCGATAATCAAGTCTCTCTTTTGTCTTAACCAGTCCACTGGTTTATAATTTGTTGCATCAATACCATCTCCAAGATAAATTCCAGTTTCCACAAGGTCTGCAGATAATATTTCAGAAACCAACCTTTGTTCTTGACCAACTGTTGCAGGTATCTGATCATTTTTATTGATTTGTAGAGTGTCACCAACTTTTACAGTTTCATTAACATTAACTTCTACACTGTCTATATTACGAGTTCCTCTATAGAAAAATATATCAACTTTATCTTCTGCTTTTGGAGCTTCTTTAAAACTAAAAGTTGTTCCTCCAGTAAAGTCATAAGAAACATTTGGTTCCTGCATAACACCATTCACATATATTAACAAGATAGATTTGAAATCTATGAGAAGTGATTCAACACTTCCAAGATTTCTTTGGAAACTCAAAAGTTGACTATTCTTATAAAGAGGGAATCTAGTTCTTACACCATTTTGTAAGTTTTTAATACTATCAATGTAATCAAATTCTCCTAATTGCCATGATGCAAATGAATCATTAAAAACTTCAGTGACTGTAAATTTAATTTCTTCCAATGGATTGGATAATCCACTAGCAGTAACCAATCCAACTGGTTTAAATACATCGCCAATTTGATAAGCATATCCTCTCTTCTTAAATTCATAAGAAGAAATTCTAAAGTAAGTTGAACCAATACCCACAGTGGAGTTAGGACCAACCTCAAACGTTATAGACAATCCAACTCCAACAACAGTGGTATTTCCAACACCAAGTCTAGAAACACCTACCACAGGTAGGTTTTCATATGAAGGAGAATTAATTTGGAAAACTGGACTTATATATCCTGTTCCACCGCTAACTATATTAAATGATAAAGTTCCCCCAGCACCGACAGATGCTGTGATTGTTGCTGCAGATCCAACGTGGAGGGGATCTGTAACTCCAATTGATACATTTCCATAATACCCAGATCCAAAAGATCCTCCCTCTAGACCAGTGGTTATTCCAGTTATTACACCACCACTTACTATCGCAGTAACTGCTGCCCCTACAAGTGGAGCATAACCAAGTCCTCCAGTAGATGCAACAGAAATAACTACTCCGCCTCTTGGCAATTGGTTTTGATTTATATCCGAGTCAACAATAATAATATCAGTTGAACTTGGACGAGTAACTCCAGTAAAACTTACACTGGAAATTCCTGCGGAAGATGTTTCTACAAAAGTATAGTTATTTCCAGTGTTATTTGAAGTATCTGGTGTCTGGAAGACATCATTTATGAAGACAAGATTACTACCTGCTTCTAAACCAGTTGTATTTTCACCCTCTTTATACACTGTAAAGGTTCTACCTAAACCTGTAAAACCATCTGATATGTCATCGTATATTTTATTAAGATCATAATCTCTACGTAAATAAATTCTACCACTAAAACTAGATTTGGGTAAAGATAAATTACTTGAATTCAATCTATCATTATTACCTCTACCATCTGGCGCTTCAGCAAAGTAAATTTTGTTACCTACAATGTTGTAAGCACCTCTATATAATCTAACTATAGAACCATTTGTTAAAGTTGTTGCTGAAGATCCAACAAAACCTCGTTTAACTTCAACAACTGGTATCGACCCTATTCCTGTAATAGGACCTAATGCGGTGGTCGCTAAACCAACGTTTACTACATTTAAAAATTCGGTCCCTATGTTTAGAATATCTCGTGGCTTAATAGATGAAATACCTGAAAGAGATAAAAATGTAACTCCAACTCCAATTGTGGGATTATTATTTTGCAGAGTATAATTTAATGGAGTAAACATCAACGGATACTGGGTTACACCATCAATTGTAATTAAAGATTTTTCAAGTTTTTTCTTCATTTCAAGTTTATGAAGATTACCTGATCCAATGTTTGTAAAAGTAAATCCTACACCACTTCCACCAGCAGTTCCTGTTATCTTAAATGTATCTTTAGATAACCTAATTGCATAAACTTTTGTTGGGCATATATCAGTACTGATACCCGTTGCATAAGTTTCTCTAAATGTCGTTCCAGTAGAAACATTAGATAGGGTTACCGACCAATTAGAATCTGTTGAATAATAAGTTCTTGCAGAACCTGCGGTTATAGATTGAGATGCTGTAATAGAATTAATTCCAATCGAATAAATTGTTCCTAATGGAGATCCTAAAGAAGTATTACTTCCAGAGTAAATTCCAGATCCAACTCTCAATATTGATGTGTTGGCAATGCCAGTTATAACTGAAGATCCAGTCGAAACAACATCTCCAATAAAATAAGTATAACTTGTTTGAATACCAGTTAAGGTAGTAGATGATGGAACAAATTTTCCTAAAACTATATGTCCAATAGTTAAACCAGTTGAAACTCCAATTCCAGTAATTGTAGATAATCCAATTATTACATCACCATTAAATGATTGACCACTGACAATGGTAGTTCCAATACCAACAGAAGAAGCTGCTACACCAAGTAATGTTGATGATGGTGTGTATATTAATTCCTCTCCAGTTTCAAAGAAATGGTCTGTAATTGAAAAGACTCCAGTAGATTGATTAAGTTTTGAAGAGTCTGATGGATTAAAAGTTTTTTCAAAAATTGGAATTCTATTATAATTTAGATCAAAATCTAACTTGTCTTTTCCAAATTCATTAATGGATCCGTAAAAAGCATTGGTTATTGCCTCAATTGAAGTTCCATATGTATAATTATCAGGAACATTAAACTCATCAACATCTGAATATATAAACTCATTATAAGATTGGATAACAATATTACTTGATGAGTATTCAGAATCTGGATGAAACTTGACTATTACATCTGTACCATTTACCGTAGCAGAAAATGTGCCAATTCCATTATTATTTTTTGCACTTAAGAATGGTGCTTGACTAATGTTAACACGTGTTTGATCTGAAACAATATAAAGATTATGAATTGAAACAGTTGATCCAATGCCAACTTTAATTATTGACTTAATTGTTGATCCAATAAGACTATCATATTTTAGAATGTTTGTAGTAATTCCAGAAGTAGTTACATAAGTAGATTCTAATTTTGCAGTTCTTTCCGAACCCTCAGGTTGACCACTTACTAAGTAACGATATGTTCCAATTCCTATAGAAGTTGATCCTATTCCTACAGTTTTAACTTTGACTCTAATGTCATTATTACTAGTTTCATTTTTAAATGTTAGATTTAAAATCCCATTACTTACGTTAACCCCAAAAGTTCCGATAAATCCACCAGATATACCACTTGCAAAGTTTTTAGTGTCAAAATAATATTCAGAAATATAAGAATTTTGCCCATCATGGTATGCTGCAACTTCAAAATAATTTTGCTCATTTGTTTGAGTATCTAAAACATGAGCAAAAGCATATACTGTATTATATTGATATATTAATGATTGGAAAACTGAAGTGCTAACTCCCAATATTCCAGTTCCAGACGCTGGACCAACATTTTCTGTTTTGGATGAAAGACGGATAAATCCAATGTCAGTATATCCAATTCCTATATTCAGAGGATTTGGACTGAACGAATGCCTGTAAACTTTTAGATTGTAATTAGTTGTGTTGGGATCTACAGGATCAAATCTGAGAATTACATCTCCAGTGTCTGCAAAAGATCCTGAAAAATCACCAATTTTTTCATCAGTGAATAAATCTATTTTATTCAGAGTATATGTATTATTGTAATTATTTAAAATTACAATTTCACTTAATTGAGTGCTTTGTTTTTGCTCATCAGAAACTTGAACTAGGAACTTAGAATAAAAATCTGTAACTGGATATTCTACAGTTTCTGTAAAAGTCAACTTATTAAATTCTGCACTAGAGAATTTATTACTAATATCATCTATTTGTAAAACTCTATTTGTTCTACACTCAATGTAATCTGCTAATCTTTTAGTTTTTAGGATAATATTATCTGAAGAAGATGATGTTGGATTGTAATCCAAAGCTAAATCAAAATTATTGATCGTATCTACTCTTTTTTCAGAAATAAAATCTAAAATAGGATTAAGTGATTGCGTTACCCCAATAGAAACCGTTGCCTTTGACTGTAGTACAGTATCGGCAAAATTTTTCATTCCTGATGGATGAACTAATTTATTTACAGAATCCCTTAAATCTTCAAATTCTATGGGACTCTTTATAGTATATGAAAGATTTTGATAATAATCATTATTTGCCAAAACTTGTAAGTCATAGTTTAGTTGACCGCTTTGATTGTCCCATCCAAAAGATTTTTTATTAGAATAGTTAATAATAAATTTACTATCATAAGAAATAGTATTATTAACTGTTGCAAAATTTCCAGATTCTACACCTTTAATTACATGATTTGGCGATAGGGAAGTATCACCAGTTACTTTTATAAAGTTTTTGTCCGATGTAACAACAGACAAATCACTTAATACTCCATTTACAGTTAATTTTTCATTTAGGTAAAACAGACTAGGTGTCTTAGATATTTTAAAAGATGGATAATTTTGAGATTTGACAATAGAAGTGAATGAAGTTGGAATTGTTACTGGAGTACCTGCGTTTTCGGTATATTCTCCAATATAATAATCTAAAATTGCAGGATTTGAATTGATGTAATTAACAACTGTAAAGAAATTATATCCATTATCTGCAGAATTAAATCCCGTTCCTGGGGATGTTATATTTCCCAATGCATCAGTAAAACTTTGCTTTTGAATTCCCTCAACAAATATTAAATCATTTTCTTGGAATGGGGGAATTATAAATCCATCAATTGGGGGAGTGCTTAATTCACATCTAACAACTCCATTTGAATATGACAGCACTCTTTCCACTTGAACGCCATTGCTATTATTAATTGAATATATTCTATGATCAACATTTGATAAGCCTTTGGGTTCTTCAATAACATCAACAGAAATAATAGTATTTCCTTTAAAATTGGCTTTTAAAATACCACTATCAACCTTTTTATTAGTATATTCATTAACAACAATTAAAGAAGGTTCTGAAGTATAATTTTTGCCGCCGCTGAGAACATCTACCTTTGTTATTTTTTCAGAACTTTCAATTTCAATATATTTGGGAACATCTGTTTGTGGACTTAAAGTCTTATCTGCAGAATAATCAAATCCCTCATTTATTATCCTAAAATCGTTAAGTTTTCCTATTGTATTAGTTTTAGATCTAATAATAGCATTTGATCCTAAACTATTTGCAGTTCCAGTTGCAATACCTATAACTCTTGGTAATTTAGTATAGTTAGATCCTCCACTTACAATACTTAATTTGCCAATAGGTCCAGATGCAGATGAAGAAGTTGTTGTATATTTTAAATATGATAAATCTGATGGTGTGTAAGATAATTTTTCAGGAATGTCATTCAAAGTTATTGAGAAGTCAGTAGATCCAACTCCAAAAACCTTATATTTGCCATTATATAAACTATCTCTATATAAAATTTCAGAATAATTGTTTACTGTACTATCTGGGATTACTGATTCTCCATTTTTCTCCAAAGAATAGTATAATTTTGTTGGTAAAAGTTTATTATATCTAATAGTCACTGAAGCTGTTGGAGAAATTCCTATAATACCACTACGTTCAACAGAAAATGTTGTTGTAGATCCAACAGAAACAAATTCATTTGAAAGTGATTGGTCGTAGTAAATTTTAAATTTATAATTTTCCAGAGAAGAATCTGAAATATTAAAAACTAAATTATTATCTTTGGTTACTAAAATTTGAGGATTTAATAAACTTATTTCATGTCCAGAACCACCGGTGCTTGCAATACTAACTGTTGTTGGAGGATTTGAAACAGAGTCAAAATAGTTCTCAGACAATTTGATATTATTATCATCAACTCTAAAGATATAATATCCACCTGTTGTTAGACCACTCGCAATAACATCAGATGATCTATAAAAAACCTTTTGACCAGTTTTATATCCATGATTTTCAATATAAATTTGGTTATTTGATGTATCAATTGTATATGAAGTAAATCCTACAGGATTAACTAACATCTTTTTATTTACATCATCAAATTTAATTTTTACAGATGATGAGTTGCCAATACCAACTGATAGTTTCGGATTCAATGTTAGATCAATAATATCTCCATTTTGCAGTCCGTGAACTGTTGAAATTGAAACCTTAGATTTGATTCTTCTTGAAGTAGCAGTTATTTGTGATGGGATAGATTCTATTTTATAACGATAATCATCTGATCCATTTGTATTAAAGAATAAACCTTGAGATGTTGTAGTTAATCCAACTTGAGTTACAATACCAATAAAATCTTTTGATTTATTAATGACATAAACATATTGAGAATTACTTGTTTCTGGCAAATCGAAAGTTGTCCCACCAGAAGTATTTGAAACAGAAAGTCTGTTTCCAGAACTTGGTTTTGTTAATAAAACTCTTTGGTTAGTTTTGAATTGATGATTTGGAATGTAAATACTTTGTGTCTGGATAGATATAGTTTTAGGACTTTTCCCAATATAATAGTTAATTAATGTCTCAACACCGGTGTTAATTCCAACACCAACGGATTGAACTGGATTAAAGAATATCTTATAATTGCTGGAAGAGTTAAAATATTCAGATTTTAATGGAATAGAAAAAGAATCTGAATAATAATTGACAATACTAGAAATTGAATGTGCTGTTCCAACAGAACTTCTTTCAATTCTAATAATATTTTCATTATCAAATATATTCAAAATTGATGCAATTTCTGTTCCAATACCAATAGTTGTTCCAGATCCAACTAATGGACCTATAGAAGATACGTAAATATCTGTAATGACCCCAACATTGGGGGGAATATGATCTACTAAAGATGTAGATTCTGAAGTAACGCCAATAATATGTGAATCAGTCAAACCATCAATAAAAGTTGAAACTCCAGATATTTGAATTAGATCTTGATTTGCTAATGTATGATATCTTCCAGTATGAACTCTTATTGCATCTTGAGATTCCCAGGTAACTACAGAATTTTCAAAAGTATCATATGTTGTTTGAATATTTGATATATTTTTACCATCTAATTCAGAAACTTCAACTATAGCTCCTCCACCACCAGTTTCTTCATTTTCAAATATCAATGCATTACCAACTTCATAATCCTCTCCAGGATTAACAATTGAGAATGAATCTACTGATCCCTTTGATATAGATTCAACAATTGTAACCTGATTTATTTCTTTACTAGACTCTACAATAAAATCATTTTTAGAATACTCTTGATTTACTCGATATGGAAATGTATTTCTAATAAGTTTTGAACCATTGAAGTTAAAATTCTGATCAACATTATTTTTTATTACATTAGATCTATAAGTATTTCCTATAAAATATGGAAATTGTGGAATTAACTTTGAGGTTGTGCTGTCTGTGGAAACTCCAACAAAATATGCATAAATCCCATTTGGGAATTCTGGTGTTTTGGAATATCTACCATTATGAATATCTAAATCTCCAGAACCATTAAATTTATAATCTTCCACAAAAAATCCTAGTGGAAAATTATCATGAATAGGTCTATTATATGAATTATTTAATGATGCAACATATCCAGTTTTTAATGAAATAACACTAGAGTTTACATTTTGTGGGTCAGAAAACGCAAATGGTCCGTATATTGGATTTCCATCATATGCCCATCCTATAACTTTTGAGTGTTGTCCAACTTCTACCGGATCTAAGAATGATTTACCTTCCCTATCTGTAGAATATCCTACTATTCCATACGACAAGTTATCACCATATTCGACTAAAATTTCATCTGAAAAACGAGATAAGTTATTAACAGTTAAACTTCTAACTGAGGAATCTAATACGCAATTACGACCAGGTGAACGTACTATGATAGAAGTTTTTGTACTAGTGTAATTTGTTCCTTGATTGATAATAATGACGTCAGTAATTCTTCCATTTTCTACTACAGCTCTCAATTTGGCGGCAATACCATCACCCGATATAATCAAATCTGGTGCTGCATTATAAAATTTACCTCCATTTTGAACCTCGACATTTATAATTTTTCCATCTTTAATAATTGCTTTTAACTGAGCGCCAGTGCCAGTTTTAATATTTAAAAATGGTTTTTTGTGGAAATTTAAAATTTTAGATCCATAGTCAGTGCCATTATTATACAAATACGCATCAATTATTTCACCCCTAATTAATGGAGTCGCTGTTATGGTGTTACCAACACCTAATATTTCTGCGTTGATGTTTAATCTAATTTCAGGATAGTAAAATATTTGATATCCAACTCCGGTTGATTTAAAGTTTACAAAATTTTGTTTGGTGAAATTAGTTGTTGCTGCACCAACTGTTACAGAACCAGCATCAGATAATTTAAATTGAGAATCATTAACTTTCAAAACATAATACTGATTTGTTGTGGATAACCCAGATATTCCATTTGTTTCATAATTATAATGAACTAGGTCTCCATTTTTAAATCCATGTCCATCAAAAGTGACAATGCTAGAAGACGTTGAAATTCCAGATGGTAAAACTCTTAATTTTCTATTTTCATATCCACTACCTGGATCAACAACTTTAATTTCGGATACAACATCAGATGACTGATATAATCTAAATTTGTGAGTTCCACCTGTGTTTATTGTTGTAAACCCAACCGTGTTTATTCCAGAAAGATAATCAACCTCTGTTTTGTAAAGATATACTGATCTTGGATTAATAATTTTTGGATAATATATTGCACCACTTATTAAATAATCTCCTTGGTCCGTATTAGATCCTTTGAAAGATCCAATTCCTAATGGTTGATTGCCATTTGTATTATAAACTATTTTTTCACCATCTATTAAGTTATGCCTTTTAAAGAAAGTAATTGTTTCTTCAGAGACATCAATGCCACCAGTTGCAGCTACACCTACTTGAGTTGCGTTAAAGTCAATTTCTCTATAAACCTTAGTGAGAACTGGTTGTAATTTGGCCCCAAAACCATTACCACCGGTAATAGTTACTGACAGCACTCTATTTACACTGAAATCTTGAGGGTCTACCAATACTTCTTTTACGGATCCTCTTACAACTGCTTGAACTAGTGCTGTTGTTCCAATGCCAGTATTTGACGCTGTTATCAATGGTGGATTGATAACATCATAATCTGTACCACCATTGTATACTTTAATTTTCTCTAACGGACCATAGTAAATTTTATCATTACTTTTATAATTAATAATCTCAACACCATTGATCATTGTTCCAATTGGTCCAACTTCTGTTGGTTGATCAGTGCCAGATTCTATGTTAGGAATCAGGGGAATTTTAGATAAAGATTTTTTTGAAAAAATAGTTTTATTATAGTGTTGTAATAGTGTGAATGTGTGTGTAGCAGTATCTCCATTTTGACTAAACTCAACAGAGTTTTGTGTAGCAATAAAGGACCTAGAGTTATATAATTTTATTTGATTAGTTCTTGTTCCAATTTTTAAAACTTCAACATAATAAGTTGTTCCAAATTTTAATCCTAAAATTTCAGTGTTTGTTCCTGTATAAACAACAGCATCTCCAGTTATAAAAGAAACATCATCATCAAATGTTAAAATTGAATATAAATTTGTTAATGGATTGTAACCTCTATAAATGTCACTTAAAATTGAGGATGGAGTAATGTTTATTGTTGATGCAAATATTTTTTTAGTTATTGAATAATCTGGTAAAGAGTTTGAAGCTATGTAAGCGTATTCATCATTTTCATTATAGGTATTTTGAATATTAGATAAAATTTTAGACGAAGTTAGTTCTATATTTGACGGTAAACTTGTTGTTGCATAATTATATTTTCTTCTTATACTTAATTTTGTATTGGGATTTATATTAGTAATGTTTTTATTAAGGACAACTAAATTTGAATTAATATCTGAAACTAGAGCATCTGATACAACAATATTTTCAGAATTAGAGTTTAAAATATCTACATTATCACCAATTTTCAAACTTGATTTGTCTGCATTTTCGTATAAAGTAACTTGGTTATTTGAAAAAGACTTAATTTCATATCTTGATCTAGTATTATAAATCCAAGTATTAAAGAAAAATTCTTTATAATTTTTGTTATTGTTAAATATTTTTTCTCCAAGATTTTTTACAGACAATTGATCTTTGTCTAATAATAGAGTAAATTTATCTTTACTATCAATATCAGAAAGAATACCAGTTATTCTTAATTTAACAATTTTAGATGTATCACCATCTTCATATCCATAAACAATCTTATCAGACCTAATATTGTCAGATATTGCGATTGCATTTGTTATGCCAGAACATCCAAAAAATTGGTTAACACTTTTGTTTGTGTATTTGATATTTGTATTAGATCCTGAAATCAAAGTTCCTGATTCCGAAAATCCAATTGTACTATCAACTGTAATAACTGAAGACCCTATTGAAACAGTATCTGTTACTTTAGTTTTAGGTGTAATTTCAAAAGTTCCTTCAATTAGGCTTTTCTCACTAAATCCAGAGAACAATTGTAGTTTATAAAAAGTTTTATTTCCCCTAGTAATAATCTCAACTTCTGAAACTGGACCAGCTGCACTATCATCTGCAGTTCTAATTACCTGCCCAACAAGTTTGTTTGGGTTGCCTTCAATTCTTTCAGTAACTAATACTTCTCTTCTTATAAATTCGGCATCGGAAGATTTGAATAAGAAGTCTTCAAGATTAATAATTTTTGGAGTAACACCATATAAAACATTAAATAAAATTCTGAATGAGTCGTCTGTTCCTTTCCCTTCATAAAAATTACGAATCTGCTTAACAAAATTATTAACATCTAAATTTTGAACAAACTCAACATCTTCAAATCCAGGAGCAAGAAGATATTTAAGTTTTTTGTAAAACTCTTTTAAAAATAAAGAACTTAAGTTGTATACTCTAGATCCATTATTATGAGAACTGGCGGAAGAAGTTGAAAAAACAAGTTCTTCTGGATTAATCTGATTTCTGTATGAAGTTATACCGCTAAATCCACGAATACATCCAGTGAACGTATTTGTTGTTATACCAGTATAAGTGACAATTTCATCATCAATTTTAAATAAACCATATGTTTTAGGAAATCCTTTCGTCGAATCAACTAAAATTGTTGTTGCCGTTGTGGAGACGCCACTTGTAGTCGAGGTGACACCTGAGATTACTTCTGGTGTTAAATTATCTAAACTTAAATATTGATCTAAATTTTCTGCAATATCAATGGGACCACCTTGATATTCCTGTGAAATATAATATTGCTTTAAAAATTCTGCAGACTTTGGTGATTCTGACAGCAAAAATTCTGGTAACTGATTCTCAATTATTTGTTGTACCTTGACTCTAGCGTCAAAACCAGTTGTGATCATATTTTTATCACTACCTCGTTAATTTTCCGTTTGAATAACTAGACCTTACTGGGAAGTTAACTCCCGAAATCTGCTCTCCAGAAGATATAGTATCTTTAACCATATTTATAGTGCTTTTTGTGGTATCATAAATCAAATACAAGTCCTGCAAACCTATGACATCATTCGATTCTGGATATGCTTGTATTTCAATAACACCATCATCCAATTCAGTAGAAACAATCTTTATTGTGCTGACAATTATTTCACCCTTTGCATAATTAACTGTTCCAATTGATTTTTTAACAATTTCAAATGTATTAGGATCCAAGGTTGGTTTAACAATAGACAATATTCCAATATCACTATCTTCGGATGCAACATCAGTAAAATAAACTGTTTCTGGATCATCTGCTAATCTAAATCCTGTGCTCTTAATATTATATCCACCTAAAATTTTATGAAATTGATTTCCAAAACATATTTCATATTGTGAAAAATCATTTAAAATACAATTCATATTTCTTCTCATTCTGACTCTAGTAATATTTGATGTAATACTAGTATCAACATTATCAATAATTTGAAGAAGTTTACTATATCTAAATCTTCCACCAAATTTATTCAGATCGATAGATTTGGAGTAAGTATTGATTGAAGAACTAACCTTACTCTTTAGTTCAGTGACATTAGTAACTTTTGAAGAATCATAGTAAACATCACTTTCAGTTTCAACATATAAAAGTTTTAGATCAATTATTTCTTGATTGATTCCCGAAATTGCATATTTTTTTAGATCATTTAAGATTTGAGTTTTTACAAAGTCAGATATTGAAGTTGAATTTTTAGGTTTGATGCTGATTAAAACTTTTCCAAATTGGGGTGGATCCAGTTCTTCTCCACCTACAACAGAAACAGATTCTGTATTTGGATATATTAATTGAATAATCGCTTCGTAGTCTCTTGCAGTCACGGCACGATACTGTGAAGAATAGAGTCTTGGTGCAAAATACTTGATTGATTCAATTGTTTCAATATCTCCACCACCAGCAGCACGGGTTACTGTTGTGACGGAAACAGAACTAGATGGATTTACAAAAAGTCCATTACTATCAACAGTCGTTCCAGAATATGAAAATAAAGATGGACCATTACCATCTTTACCTTGAGTTGTCAAATAACTGATCGAAATAGATTCTCCATTGGTCAGTTTTTTGCCAATAATTCCATCTCCAAATAAAATTTCATATTTTTCATCTTGAACTTCTTGGAGTAAATAAATTTCAGAATCTTTATTTACTTTTAAAATATTATCAACTTTTTGATACTCACGGGTTCCGACTTTTACAACAATAGTTGCTGTATCAATATCTGCGTTGTCTAGTATGAATCTTTGATTATATGAATTATCTACAGAAAAAGACTTTGTGAGATATACACCTTGATAGATTTCTAAATTACTAAAAGATGCAACACCACCATTAATATTAACTGTGACATCTTCTGGAACTGAGAATGTATATGTTGTATTATCGACAGCACCAACACAAACAAGACCTGCTTTTAAGGTCAGTTGACCAGACTGATTTGCTGTCTGAATTGAAAATGATACAACAGCTTTCGCACAAGTTTTAGATCTAGGAACATAACCAACATTTCTCGCTAAAGAAACAACATTTTCTCTTAAAGTTGCCGAATCCAAAAAGGATTCGTTCACAATCATATTTGAGTTAAATGCTGTAATATAAGTATTATATGCTAATGTGTCAATTAAGACAGAAAAATTAGATCCTTCAAAATCAAAGTCCGTGAAAGTTGAATTTGCACGAAGATAATCTTTGATTGAGGTTTTAATCTGATCAAAATCTAGATTTGTAAACTTTGTAAAAGGCATTTTATATTACCTGGTTGCCTCTAGGATATATGTAAATTGTTGTGGAGGTACTTCTTGACCAACAATTGTATAAGAAATAATAATCTCAAATGAATTCAAATCAGGTCTAGGTGTAACTTCAATTTTTGTATCTCTGACTCTTGATTCAAAATTTTGAATTGCAACAATAAGTTGTTGCTCAAGAATTGATGCTGTTCCAAAATCGATAAAATCAAACAAACTAGTTCTAATATCAGAACCAAAAAGAGGATTAAAAAATCTTTCGTATGGTAAAGTTTGAATAATATTTCGAATCGATCTCTTAACTGCATCCTCATTTTTAAGAACGAGGATATCTTTTGTCACAGGATGCATATCAAATGAAAGACTAATGTCTTTGAATCCTCTAGATATCCTCTGAACTGCCATTTATGAGATAATTTTATGTATTTGTATTTATAGCTTCACTCCGTAATTTGGTTCTGTGCCATATTCCCAATCATCATAGTCTTCATCATTGCGAATTCTAGAGTGAATTTCAGATTGTTCCTTTAAATGATGTTTTTTATACCCAATATCATCGTGCATAATCTCCTGAATCACCTTTTTAGGAGTGTTTGGAGTATTATAATCAGTTACAAGATGGGTTGTACCCCATGTTTGATACATAAAATCTTGATCTCGATCTGGATTTGGATGAGTTGCCATAGATTTGTTCTAAAATAATGGAAATTAGAACTTTTTAAGGGGTTTCTATCCCTTAATTTGGGCAAAAAATTATTTATTTTTCTCTAAATCAGTAATTTCGTACATATAATAATCTGAAGTTTCTATTTTTCTCTTATTTTCGACAGAATATGTGGTTAAATCTATCTCATAACCAGGATTGTTTTGAATTCTGTTAAAAGTCCATGCGTTATCATACCAAATAATCCGATTATTTGGATAAGCGTAGTAGTTTCCATTTTCTACCTTGAATAAATGAGCACATTTATGTTCTGGTGTTTCTGAAAAATTTAAATCTGGTATACCTTTATTCTCCCAAGACCAATCTAACGTAAACATATACATTCCTACAACTTTTTTTCCATCTGGTCGAATCAATTCTGCATTTAATCCAGCAAGACGAGATCGTTTTTGCACATCAATGTATGGTGAAAAACAATCCCAATACATAATGTCTTCTAAAGGTTCAATTTGAGCATCTGGTTTCCAGCAAAAAGCGTGAAGAGGACGTCGAGTCCAATTCACGCCGTTTTCAAGAAATGCCTCAAAAAGAGGAACTCTTTTTTCGATACTTGCAACACAATGAACGTCGCATTTTGTAACTTCACCATGTCCTTTCTTATGATTAAAAAGAAACTCGTTACGGATGTAACAAGACCAATCTGGTAAACTATGGTTTAAGTATGCCATAAATTATCCTTTACCTTGCCCTCTATATTTCTTCCGCGCTCCATTACGAGAAGACGCAGAGTATTTAGTTCCCATACCATCTCCTTGACGAGACTTTTTAGGCGAACCAGGAATATAAGAACTATTCTTATTCAGACCACCTTTTGCTTTTGTTGCCATACATTATTCTCCACTAAAATTTCAGTTTCAAGATCTTCAGGAAGTGGAGAACCTGTCTGATAATACTCAATTGACAGATCCTCCATAATTTGGAAATATTCTTCTTTTGTAAGAGATGAATAAATTCTTCTTCCCTTACAGAGAATATTATAGTGTTGGTTAGACATCAAATAATTCTTGTTTTTTCGTGACCGACTCTAATACGAGGATCACACCAAATTTCAAAGCCTGCTTCTTTTGCATCCAAACAGAATGATACGTCTTCTCCACACATATCTTGAACCTCACCAGATTCAAAGACTTGCATCTTGGGTGCAAACCAAGGATACTTCATTTCAGAATGTTCAAAAACTCCATTCTTAATCAGAAGCCATCCAAAACCAGTATAGTCAACTGTAAATGGTTTACGACGCTTTGAAATGCTTTCAATGGTTTCATGATTCATAACTCCACCATTACCACGGAAATCATCCTCATCTAACCAATGTGCAACAGATGTCGTTTGTCCATCTTCGGTGCAATACCATCCAGCAGCAATGTCTTTTTCCATCAGAACAAGTTGCCAAAACTTTTCCGTATTGAAGACAATATCACTATCAATCCACAGTTGCCAATCATAATGAAGTTTACCATCCCAAGGAAGTTGATCTGGTCCACGAAGAACATTTGCACCAAGACATTTGCATCGTGCAAAGTTCACCATTGAACTATAATCTTGAGAAATTTGAATACTTGCACCTGACTGAACAAGATCAAAACACAGTTGGACAAAGTTTTTGAGATAGGTATAAGAAACTCCTCTTCCAGGAAGGCAAAATACAATTGCCTTACCCTTTACCATTTCCCTTGCTTTATCGTAATCCCATTCAGGTTCTTTTGCAGCAACAGGTGCGTTTGCTTTTACAGTAAATCCTTTAGCCATAAGAAAGTGTAATTACTTCAGTATCATACAGTATTATGTATGGAATGTCAAGATTAATCAATCTCAGAAATAATCAAAGATTTTACATCAGTTTCAATATTAACTCTTGTGCCCTCATACCATTCATAGTCATTAATGATCCATTCTGGAATAATGATATGATACTCTCCTGATAATGGATCGACCTCTATCGTGCCAAAATTTTCTCCGGAATTTTTTTGCATTTTAACCCAACTATAAACTTTTTTTCTTTTATATAGTATTTTTATATTCCGGATTTTTTTGTTTTCAGTGTTAAATATCGATCGCTTCCGTAACACTTTATAGATTAAGGGAGGTGGGGGTTTTTATATACGGGGGCATAACGCGATCGCGCTTAAGGGGGGCGCATAACCCCCCAACTGCCGCTGCACGAACGCACTGCCTCAGCGCACGTCGGCAAGGGCAGATGCCTTGGTGCTCATGCTGGTGCCCCTGCTGCCAGCGGCGCCGCCGTGGGTCCGAACGCGGGAGGATCCGCCTTTGATCCGATCTGTCCAACGGTTCGCGGCAGTGCCATGAGCAGTGGGCAGGCGGCGAAAGGTCAGGGCACCTGAGGCAATGGCAGCGTTCAGATCAGCAGCGGTCATCACGGTGGGGGTGGTCATCGGTGTGGTTGTGAACTGAGAGAATTGTAGCACGAACGGGGCGGGGTCACATCCCCAGCGCCACCTTAAGGTCGTTGTAGGCGCTCAACCAATGGGCAGCGTCCTTGTGGTTGCCCTTCAGACTCTCATCGGCGGAGAGGCAGAGCAGAGCGGTGCGGACGGTTCCCCAGGTCCCTTCGGGCAGGGTCACGGTGGTCAGGGTCTCAGGGTTCCAGGGGGTGGCAGTCATCGGTTCGGTTTGCTTCGGTTCCCTTATGATAGACCCCCCACCAGCGGAAGCGGGCAGGGGGTGGACAGTGGTCAGATTGTCACCAGACCAGCGGGGTGCCATCGGTATCGGTCACAGTGCCCTGCCGATTGTCGTTTACGATAGAGTCAAGAATCTGCAGGATTTGATCACCATTGTTACCTTGACGGAGCAGAGAAAGAGCAAGCGATTGAGTCATTGGAAATCAGTTAAATTTGGGGGAAAGAACTTTAAAAATTACCACCTTACGGTTGAAGGGGTAAAGAGTGAAATTGAAAAGGCGAAGTATCATCAGGGTGCTAAATGTGCAGGAGATCCACAGGAAAGATAGAACTCAACCATTCGCATTGCTTCCTCATAAGTGCGGAACCATTGTGACCTCCACTCACACTGATTGTAGGGAGTCTGATAACGAACTTCGTAGCGGATCATAATGTCAAGAATGAGGGTGGAATCAGGCAGCGATCAGTACATCATCCTCCCAACGGTAGAAGGTCAGAATCTCATCATAGGAAAGTTCAGGTTCAGATGCTTTCATGATTGCTGCCTTACATTGTGCAGCGATCTCATCAATGCTCAGAGCGCGATCGGTTGCGGGGTTGTAGCGCATTGGGTTCGTTTGTGGTTGACTTGTTAAGTGTAAGGGGTCAGGGGGTCGGTGGTGACCCCCAGTGTGCCAGTGCCTCAGGCGGCATAGTCGGCAATGAAGTCCTCCAGGAACT